GGTTGTCGCGCCTTTCAAATCGCCGATTCTATCTTTCAATTCAGCAGCCGAACGAATGGCTTCTTGTCCAACTGGCGATTCAACGCCGGCTTGCGCTGCAATGGATTGATATTCCTTCATCGCTTGCGTCATTTGACGCATGGTCAAGCCACCGGCTTCGACCTTTGCATTCAACGCCTGAAGATCCGTTTGCATTTTGTTGACGCCCGTTCCGCTTGCTGCCGTTACTTGCGTTTCCTTTAAATCTTTATTGAAATTCTTGACCGCTTGATCCGCGTTTTGAATATCTTGAACCGAATTCCCGGTGTCAACGCGTAGCGAAAAAACCGCTTCTTTTGTAGCCATAATTTAATTATTGAATTCGATTAATTGTCGCAATGATTGACGGTGTTGACGGAACGGTTGCCGTTGCACCAACCGCGCGAAGTTCAATGTTCGCATCGCTTACTTGCCAATAAATTTCAACCATGTCACTGGCGACAAGATTCAAGAATATATTCCAAGACGCGACGTGATAAACGTTATTATCTTTCACCGTCATTCGTGTATTCGAATCCGGAACGTCCGCGCCGTTTACTCGAAACCAAATATCAATTTCTCGATTGTTTGAACCGGCAGTTCTAAAAACTTGCGCCGAAAACTGAATCGAATAAAGTCCGTCAATACCAACTTGAATTTCCGAAGCGCTTGCTAAATTTATATCTTGTGAAAAGTAATTGTTTCCGAAATTCATTGGCGTCGGTGTTGAAACAACCGCGTTTTGTGTTGTGGTATCGAAAAAACTTCCGACCGCGTTGAATGCTAAAACCGATTTTGCGACGTTGTTGAATGTCATTCTTTGTGAAACTTTTGAAATTGCTGAAATAAAAGAACAAATTTCAAGTTGATCCTTCAAATTCAAAGGTGTTGTTCGTAACGGTAAAGCGCTTATTTTTTTATTGGCCATAATTTTAATTCTTATTTATTCAATTATTCTATAATTAGCAAAGATTAATTCTTATTTATTCAATTATTCTAAAATCCGGAAAGATTAACGCTTCAGTTATTCTGATTTCATCGTTTTCGGTGATTCTATATTCCGGCGTTTCCTCATTCTCTCCTTCTAATATGCGAATCAGTTCGACCAATGTAGATTGACCTTTTCCGGAATCGTAATCATTTATCTTTTGCAATCGATAAACGACACCGTCAATGTTTATTAAGTTACGAAAATCAAGCTTATTGATAATATCCGAATCAATCATTAAATAACACGTCAACAATTTACCGAACCTTGAAACAATTTCTTTGATGAACTTTTCATGATAAGCATAAAGATTGTTATTCGTGTAAATGACGGCAGCATAATAAAGAACTTGCGGAACACCGAAATTCAAATCAAATGTTGGCGCGTCGATGTCGTCCAGGTGTCCGACGTATGGATAAGTAATTTGCGGAAAGTCCGTTCCGAACTCGTCGCGGTGTTCCCAATTGCCGGCGCGCATTTCGCCAAGTTGAACAATGAATGACTTTCCTTTTTTCAAAACGATTTGACCGTTTCCGAACTCATCGAAATTGATTTGATAAGATCGCGGAACAATTAAGTTCGTTGTGTCAATCACGGCCAATGGATGTTGACCGAATGGCAATTTCATCGTTGTTGTTTCCGTTGCATATTGCGACTGCGAAGACAAAACAAAAGAACCGTATTGTTCCGAAAATTCATTCTTGTATTTTGTATTCCAATAATCGTCTTCGCTTTCAAATTCAAAGTTGTAATTCTTAGCCGCGAAGTTGATTGTCGGTGTGACTTTAATTTCTTTCGATGAATCTAATAAATAACTCCATTCAAGCGCGTCCAATGAACTATTATAAAAATCGGAAAGCGGTTCGATTTCAAGAATGGTCGCATTGTTCGCATCCGGTTTCAAATATAAATTGAATGCAGTTATTATTCCTTTTAAAAAAACATCGCAAGTGATGTCCGGTAAAAAAGACGCAACCGAAACGGCCGAACCTGGCGTCAAAGCTTGTTGACTTTTGATGACGTCCAATGTCGCGGCGGTTGATGTCACCGTTTGCGTTACTGAATAAGTTGCATAAGACGGAACTATCAATGCTAAATTTGTTCGCGTCAACATTATTTCAAAAGTCAATTCATCGTTAATCAACATATTGACGGAACGATTGAAATTGAATGAAAATGTTGTTGTTGCAATTGGCGAAATTACGCCGTTTAATAAACCGTTATAAACTTGATCGGTTGAAATTACGATGTTGTTTTTCTTAACAATCAACGAAACATTGTATTCGCAAAATAATTGTCCGGCAGCCGTGAATGAAACATCAACGTCATGCGTTCCGGAATATTGCACCTGAAACATTCCGGTCGAAGACGCGCGGAATTTTAAAGGCGTTGTTGCAATGACTTGACTTGATGGATCGGTCACAATTGTTCCGTCGTAATTATCAAGCAATGTCGTGTCCGGGAAAAAAACTTGTGGAAAATTTGCAGCGCTTTGCGTTCCATTCAATATAAATCCGCCGGCGTTGTTGTTCTCGGTTGTTGTTGCCGAATCGTTTGATGAATCGCCAACCGTAATCGTCGGCAATGCGCCGCCATAAAACGCCAGCAATAATCTTTTGAATCTTTGACTTTCCAAGAAATCACTTTTCCAAGTTATGCCAGCATAATCAAATATCTTTTGTAGTATTCCATAAACGAAAGTTTGAAGCGGAATGTTTTCAACGGCGAACGTGTCCGCTGTTGGTCGTGAATAACCGTAATCAATCAACCCGTAATAATAGCCGATGCCGTCCCAGTCCGCGCCGGTCTTGATGCTTGTCGAAACGCCATTGATTTGATTGAATCCGTTCCATGTTTCTTGTTGATCGTTCAATGTTAAGTTGTGGCCGTATTCGGAAAAATCTAATTCATTAACCTTGATTTTCTTCAAACTTGCAATGTAGTCAATCGTATCGCTTACCATTGTGATTTCAAAAGACCAAATTCCGTCATTCAAATTACATTCCATTAGTTGAGCGATGCCGTTGAATTCAAGCAAGCCGTTGTTATAATATTGACAAGATGCTTTGATTGATGGATCGAAGTTCACAATTCCGGATGTCGTCGTTGAAATCTTTTCCGTTGACGTCAAAAGAAAAACGGATGTAAACAATTGGTGATTCGTCAACGTTCCGGGAATCTTTATCGTTTTTGATTTGTTTCCTTTCCTTGATGAAATATCTTTGATGTCCGAAATGTTAAACGTCAATGGAAATGGAATCGATTGGTCGATGTCAACCAAACGAGAATTTATATAAAGTTCGCCGTTCATGTTAATTCAATTGCGAATTATACAAATAAGTTCTTTCGATTTGAACAACTTCTTGAATCAAGCCGTTGATCCTTCGTTGTTTAAATTGGTAATCGGAATTCACAACATTCACCGGTTCAAAGTTTTCACCTTGTTCCAAGTAAACGTTCGGCGATTCGTATAGTTCACGAACCAACCATTTTTGAACTTCTTCATTAATCCAATCGGAATTTAAAATCAACGTGTCCTTCGCCGTCTTCGCGTACGTTGTCGCTTGTCCTTGATAGAATGGATAAATGTAAGCCGTTCCGTCCCAAACTCCAGACTCGCGACTGTAACCGCTTGAACTTACTTTCGTAGAATCGATTGAAACAAGCGTGAACGTGAACGCGTCCCAAACTCCGAACTTGTTCAACCAATGCAAGCGCCTTGTTTCATAGCGATGACATTCATTGTCAATATAAATTTCGTATTCTTCGCTCGATCCGTTGAATATTCCGCCGCCAGTTCCGCGAGCGCGTACCTTATAATAAGCAGCCGCCGCAAAATTGCCGGCCGTGATTGTTGTGTTCGCCATAATTGTGGACGGACTGCAATCGACAACAGTTAAATCATTAAAACTCAATCCAATATTATAAGAAACAATTAAAGTATTGTTTGAATCGTATAATTGAAAGCGAACATCAAAAGACGTGTCACTTGAAATGAATCCAAGAAATATCTTTTCATTCAATCCGCAAAATGTTTTCCTTGCTCGTGGCCAAGATGTCAAGAACAAAACGCCAGGTGTTAAATTGTTCGTTGTCGAAACGTCGTAATCTTTGAAACTAAAATCAATCCATTGCGGATGTCTTAACGCGCCGTTGAAAACAAAGATTGCGTTCGATGTCGCATCAAGCTGAATGGCCGGCGGTGTTCCGTATTTTTCCGATACGATAATGTAAACCGTTGAAATGGCCGTGTTGTAATTGGTCGTCAATGATCCATTGGTAATCAATGGAGATGCCAATGTCGAACGAACCGCTTCGGACGCGTTGAACTTTGCAAGTTCGCCAAATTGCGGAAATACTTGATGTGTCGAATGCAAAGCGCCGTCGATAAACAATTCGACTATATAAGAAAAGTTTGCTTGCGATGTTTCGTCGGATTCAAAAGTAAAAACAACCGGATTGCTTGCCGTTGTAAATGCTTGCGGATTTTGTTGGATAATTACTGCCATTATTGTTTTGTTGCTTTTTCAAATTTAATACTAAATATTAAGCCGGTCACTTCGGCCAAGTCATTCGCTATCTTGTCAAGAACTTGTTCGTTCAAGACCGTTTCAATTATTTTCTTCGGTGCAATACCATGCGACTTGATCGAAGCTGCAACCGCGTAAGCGTGACCAATTTCAAAACCTTTCCATTCTTGGATTGCCTTCGCCATGTTTTGCGAAACACCTGGATAACGAAAACTGAATTCGCTGCCATGATTGTTCGAACCAACCGCGTTGACTCCTTTGTCCTGAAACTTGAAATAATCGTCCGCTTGAATTTCAAACGAAAGCGCGCCCGTCGGAAAGTAAACGACCGATGCTGCAAGTCCGCCGGTGTTGTTTGCCTTTTGTTTTATGAAATCGGATAAATCTTTCGTGACCTTGTTCCCGACATCAAGCAAAAACTTTTGATAAACATTGGCAGGTTGTTCAACCTCACTTGTTGAAATTCCAAAACCTTCCAAGAAATCAAATTCACCGGCCATTACTTTAATATGCGATTTTGTTCGTCGATAAGCTTAAAGTAGTTCATCCAAAACAAAGTCTTTACGTAAGGCTGCGATGTAATTGATTCCACACTTTGTCCCATCTCTTTTGATAATCGATGAATGATTCTTGTCCAAGTGAACCATTCGCTATCTTTAATTCTTGATCCATTTCCATCTTCATCTTCATCGTCTTCAATGTCTGAATCGCCAAGATAGCGCGACTCCGCGTTTCGTATTCGCGCAAAAAAAAACCGAAGAAATTTAAGAACTCATCGCCGGGAAAATGTTCCTTGAATAAGTTGTAACGGACATCCGTCGGATTCGTGATTCGTCCTTTTGAATCTTCTTCGCAGTAATCAAGGCCGGCTTCAATGTAGCAAATGGCAACCGCCTTGCATGGATCGGATGCAATGTCTTCAATCAACTTCAAGTCAATGATTTGACCGGTCGTGATGAAACTGAAATCTTTGCTAAAATTATATTGCTTGCCTTCGATGACAACCGTTCCAACTGGATCGCTTGATTTGTATTGCGCTAACATTGCAAGCAATTGGTTCGAAGCTTGTTGAACATCTTCAATGTTTCCCTTCTTTATCTTGTTGGTTGATAAGCCGGAAAAGATTGAAAGCATCTGGCATTGGAATTCAATCATGCCAATCCATTCATCGTCCTTGCGTTCCTTCATGGCATCCGTCAACATGATCCACTTCGTCAACTGATCCGGACGGCAATCTTCAATTCTTGTTGGTAGCTTTAATTTTATCATAATATTCTTTTGCGATTTGGTAAGCGTAATCTAATAAGAAAAGATGCCGTTGCATTTCAGCCGGTTTGTTAAAAATAATCAAGACATTCCTTCCGGTCTTATCCTTGATATATTGTTGCACAACCATTCGTTTATAATTATGCTCGGATGACATGGTAAATTCCTTTTCGTTTGTAATTCTTCAAGCAATGAACGGCAAGCGCCAATGAAATCACGCCGTCGTCGTGCATTCCGCTCGGTGCTGAATATTGGACGTTCCTGGTATTCACGTTGTAAATATAAGTAAAACTTTCCAATTCATCAATCAACCATGTTTCATTTATTATTGAAATGGATCTTTGTTCGAATGACATCGCCAAGTCTTCAATGATGACCGGCTTCGATTTGCTTGTCGTTGTGAATGGATGAACTAAGTTCCGACATTTGCCTTGCAGCATTTCAAAGAAGACATCGCCTTGATTGTTGACTTCAATCAACGTGACCGCTTGATATTGGCGAATCACTTCGGCAACCTTGTCAATGATTCGTGACCAATCGTCGTGACGCCAGCGTTGAACGTGAATCATTTGTCCTTGATCGTTCAAGATAGTTAACACCGTGTAATCGTCCGCGCGTCCAATGTCAAGGCCGGCATAATTCTTATTCGTCTTGTTCCCAGTTCCGATGCATAGCTTGACATCCTTAAATAAGCCGGACGCATTGTCCAAGAATTCGGCTAAGTATTCCTGGCGAAAAATATGTTCCGGCAATGAACGTTTCCTTTCATCAAGTTCCCTTGAATCAATCATTGGATTATCATAACTGGTATAATGAATATAACGATACCTTTCATCATAGTTCGGTTGCATGCACAATCGGTGAAAGTGGTTCTTTCCCTTCGGCGTTGAAATAAAGATAATCTTCTTTCCTTTTACCATAACGGTTGCCGACAATACTTCGTCCCATAGTTCCGGACGTGTGAACGCCATTTCATCAACGACCATGTAATCGAATGTATTGCCACGAATGTTGTCCGGCCGTTCACCGGAAAAGAATTCAATCGACGAACCGAATCCAGTGACGCGAAGATCCGATTTGTTAAACTCGAATAGTCCGGACTTTGCCACCGCCTTTTCTAATTCGGCGAATACTTTTTTCCCTTGCTTATAAACTGGCGTAATCCAAGCAATCGTGCAACCAGGATCGTTGATTGACCAATACAATAATTGGTTGATGCCGAGCAAAGTCTTTCCGAACTGGCGTCCGATGTTCAAAGCAAAATACTTTTCCGTTCCCGAATTAATCGCTTGATGAATGGCGCGTTGGTTGTCGTGCGGCTTATAGCCTTTGATCAACGTCATTCAAAGTCGAACTTGTCAACCGTGCGCGTTTCAACTTGTTGGCGGTCATGCATGCCAAGACGGTTCTTTGCGTAGAAGATTCCTTTGCCTTCATTGGCCACGATGTCCTGAGCGAGTCCCTTGAAAAGTTCGTCTATCTTTTTTATAGTTTCCGATTTTAGTTTATCCTCACCATTCAGCCATTCATACCAGGTTGATGGAACGATTCCTTTTTCCTTTCGAATTATCGGAATCCATATCCTTAAAAAATAATCAATCGTTGGAATATGGCGATCCATAACAAGAATGATTTCACCTTTGTTTGAAAGCGTTTCCTTTTTATGCGATGAACATTCCTCGATATATTCAACCGACCAAAGTTCAAGATTCTTAATATACTCTTTTGAATAAGACATAGCTTTTTACATTATATTATCTTGTTCGAAAACGTTCATTGATTTGATTAATCTTAAAAGCACGAACCATTTGATTCACTCCTTTTCCAAGTGACTTTTGTTGTTCGTGTCTTCGATAATAGTAAAGAAACGAATCAACGTAACCGATTGACATTCCAGCTTGAAGACATCGAAGATTGATTTCAAGTTCTTCGGCGCAATCCAATGATTCGTCAAACATTCCGATTCTTTCGAATACTGATTTCCGGTACATTAACGAACCGCCGTGAATTACGTTCTTCGTTGAATTTTGTTCAAGCGTTGGATATTTGATTGGCGGTTCATATTCGACAATTTTATTTTGATTGAAATATCCGTAAGCTTTGCCATGAATAAAGTCATGACCTTGAATTCCTTCGACGGAATCCTTGATTGAATTCACTGGCAACCAATCGTCTTCGCAAAGATACTTGATGAATTCACCTGAAGCCATTTCGATTCCGCGATTGATATTGAATGAAACGCCTTCGTCGTGATTCGATTCAATGATTTCAATTACACCTGGATAATTTTGCAAATGGATTGATTCAAGCGCCTTGTCCAAGTAACCGCGATTCACACGATAAGGAATTATAATTGTGACCAATGGATAAATCATAATAAATTTTTTAGTCTTGTTCCGGCAGCAATGATGTTGTGTTTGTCGATGAATGTATTGTGATAATTTTCGCGAATGAATTCAAAGTTATCAATTTCAAGAACGTTAAGGATATTATGAAATTTGATTTCATCGTTTGCAATAACGAAATTGTGTTCGCCATAAGCATCTTCATAAGCTTGTTGATTAAGATTGTTCGTGATGACCAAACATCCAAGCGCCGTCGCTTCGAATGCCGTCACACCGAAACAACCGTAAAGATTCCCGTTCATCATTGGCGCGAATAGTTCGATATAAATATCACAGTTCGCAATCCGATTCAAATTTTCTTGATGCGATAATCTTGATTCGTTAATGACGAAGTCAAATTTTTCCTTGAAAGGTTGAATCATTTTATAAATCTTGTCCGTTCCTTTTACAATTGGATTGCTTGGAAAGTGACCGACAATCAATTTTCTTTTGTGTTTAATCTTCGGCGGTTGAACATAAGTGAAATGCGGTGCAATGTACGTGAAATTTTTGTTGTGTAAAAGGAATTCACATTGATCCGTAAAAATCCTTTGACCTTCGAATATAGAATCGTATCGTTGTTTATTATTCCGGTATCGCGTCCCAGTGTGATAAA